TGTTGCTACTGTTGCTTCTCATCATATACCAACTGGTATGGATCAGACTTCGGCTCAAATGAAAAATTGTTTGAACGTTTCTGATGACGATGCAAGTGGTTATGAGGTAGACAAAGCTGTTGTCATTACTTGTGCAACTGACGATACATTAACTGCCGGTGACGGTGTGTTAAGTATTGAATGGTTACAAAGAGTAAACAACACTAACTAATAAATTTATGGAGCTCCTTCGGGAGCTCCTATAATTAGGAGATAATTAAATGCCAAATGTAACAAGTGTAAAGTCAAAAAAATTTGTCCAAGGAACTCATACTTCTATGATTTCTGCAGCTGGGACAGCTACGTCTTTAAATATTGATATTGGAGAGTTTGTTAATGCTCAAACAGTAACAATAACTTCTACAGCTAACAATAGTGGTAGAACTTTTACCGTTGTAGGAACAGATGCGACTGGTGCTGCTCAAACTAGTGCAGCAACTACTGGTCCAAACGCGACTACAATAGATATAGCTGGAACATGGTTAACTGTAACTAGTATTACTGCTTCAGGAGCTATCACAACAGATATTTCTGCAGGTGTAAAAAATGGATTAACTACAGGAACTTTATTTGCTGGTGCAACTCGTGTAAGAGGAATGACTGGAAATGGAGCTGCTGCGGGACATATAAATTTTAAAAACTCGTCAACTACTGGGACTACTTTTCATACTGAATATGTAAGAGATGATTTAATAGATCCCTATATCCCTGACAATGGTATATATTTTCCAAATGGATGTTATATGCAAGGGACAACAGGAGCTGTTGTAGGATTATCAATCTTTTACGACGGGTAGGAGACTAAATGGCTAATACTACTTCCGGAACAGCAACGTTCGGGAAAACGTTCGCGATTGACGATATTATTGAAGAAGCCTTTGAGAGATGTGGTATTAGAGGAGTTGCTGGTTACCAGTTAAAAACTGCTAGGCGCTCTTTAAATATTATGTTTCAAGAGTGGGCTAACAGAGGAATTCATCTCTGGGAAATTGGAGATGGATATTTAACTCTTGTGGCTGGAACCAATGAATACATTGGCTATCGTTCAAGTGCCGATGGAACTTCAACTTTATTAAATAGCGCAGGCGCTGCTTTATATGGTACCGACGATGTTTTTGAAGCATCATACAGAAGTAGTGCAGGTACAACTAGTCAATCAGATAGTCCTTTAACAAAAATTTCAAGATCAACTTATTCCGCTTTATCAAATAAATTAGCTCAAGGACAACCATCACAATATTGGGTTCAAAGATTTATAGATAGAGTAACTATAACTTTATATACAACTCCAAGTTCAAGCCAAGCTGGAGACAGAATTCAATTTTACTACATGAGTAGAATAGAAGATGCAGGTGCATATACAAATGCAGCTGACGTTCCTTATTATTATATTCCCTGTATGTGTGCAGGTTTAGCATACTATATTAGTATGAAATACAATCCTGAAAGAACACAAAATTTAAAAATGTTATACGAAGACGAAATCTTAAGAGCGGAGGCAGCGGATGGGTCTAGTAACAGTACGTATGTTACACCTAAGACTTACTATCCAAGTGTTTAATTATGGCAAGATATGCACAAGGAAAATTTGCATTAGCAGTATCAGACATTAGTGGTCAATCATTTCCATGGAATGAAATGGTTACACAATGGAATGGTTTGTTTGTACATTATTCTGAGTTCGAATCTAAACAACCACAATTAGACCCTAAACCAAGTGCAGCTGATCCAACCGCTTTACCAAAAACAAGACCTCAACAACCTTCTCCTGAATCATTAAGATTTTTAGATTTTAATCCTTTAACTACTTTCGCTGCAGCTTCAGGAATTATAAATACATATTCTGTAGACCATCAAAGAAGTTATGGAGACACAATAAGATTTAGAGGATCTCCAACAACTAGTTCTGCTGCTTCTACTGATCCACAGTTTAGTAATATTGCAAACATAGACGGAATCACTGGAGCTACTATTTGTACAGCCGCTGGGTTTTCAGTTATTCCAGGAAAATATACTTCTGTAACTACAACTTTATTTTCTGCTATCTCTAGTGCCACAGCTACAGAAGGAATTACATTAACAAGTTCAACTAATTTTGCCAAAAGTGGACCGAGAGTCCCTACTATTAATAATCCTAATGGGACTCCAACAAATGCTATTTTAGTTGGAACTGAACTTATTACTTACACAGGACTTGATGGTAATGTTTTAACTGGCGTTACAAGAGGTGCACATGGAAGTACTGCTGCGACTCATTCAGGTGGAGCAGCTGTTAGAAATTTATTAACTCCTGATGATTACTATTATTTCAATAGTGGCGGAACAGCTAGTACTGGACAAATTAGTGGTGGAGGGTATAATGTATCTTCGGGACCAGTAACTTTAAAAACGATAGGACCACAATAATATGCCTGCAGGAATAACATACACATTAACAAATTTAGAAGACGATATTAAAAATTATACAGAAGTTGATAGTTCTGTTTTTAGTTCAAGTATTTTAAGTAAATTTATTATAAATGCTGAAAGCAGAATATATAGAGCTTTTGATGCTGATTTAGAAAGATTCTATGCTACATCTACTTGTATTATTGGGAATAGATATGTCTCTATTCCTTCTGATTTAAGAGTTATTAGATATGTTCAGTTAAAAAATAGTGATAATGAACAAGTATATTTAGAGCAACGAGATCCAAGTTTTATGGCCGAATACTATGCTACACCATCGACATCTTCCAGTAGTATACCAAAATACTATGCTAATTGGGATGAAGATAACTGGGTTGTAGCGCCTACACCGAATGCGGCCTATCCAATTACTCTAGCATATAATAAAGAACCAACTAGTTTAACAGATGCGACTAAGTCTGCAACTGGGACATATATGTCCAATAAATATCCAGACCTTCTTTTATACGCATGTCTAGTAAATGCATATGGGTACTTGAAAGGACCGATGGATATGTTACAATACTACGATAAGGCTTATAAAGAAGCATTAGAAACGTACGCGACTGAACAAATGGGTCGTAGACGCAGAAACGAATATCAAGATGGGGTTATTCGTCTTCCAATTAAATCTGAATCACCATCAACTTATTAAGGAGATAAAAAAATATGGCAAACGTAATACCTTATGCATTCCGGGGAGAGTTATTCTCAGGAACACATAATTTTGCTTCTGGTGGAGACAGCTTTAAATTAGCTCTGTACACTTCAAATCCTTACAACACATCTAGTACTGTTTATGTAGTAACTAATGAGCAAAGTTCGGGTGGTGGTAGTAATTATACCGCTGGCGGAAATGCTCTGACTGGTAATGCGGTCGTGTCTACAGGTGCAGTAGCTACTTGTGATTTTGCGGATTCAACGTGGACTTCAGCTACTATTACAGCAGCTTTTGGAACAATTTATAATGATGATAAATCAGATAAGTTATGTGTGGTGTTAGATTTTGGTGGAAGTAAAACTTGTACTAATGGTACATTTAAAGTTTCATTCCCTGATCCAAGTACACCTGGCGATGCAATTATAAGTATGGTGAGTTAATAGGAGATAAAGATGGCTTTAGTAATAAATGATAGAGTTAAAGAAACTAGTACAACAACTGGTACAGGTGCAATGGCACTAGCAGGAGTTGTTTCTGGTTTTGAAACTTTTCAAGCAGGAATTGGTAATAGTAATGAAACTTACTATGCAATTTTTAATACTGGTACAACTCAATGGGAAGTTGGAAGAGGAACTTTAGATGGCACAAGTGCAAACCTTGCACGAACAGAAGTTATCTCTAGTTCTAATTCAGATGCAGCAGTAAATTTTACTTCAGGCACTAAAGACGTTTTTTGTACAATGCCCGCTAGTAAAACAGTTTATTTAGATGCAAGCGGAAACCCAGTAGGAGCAGCGTCATCAGGTTTTGCATTAGCAATGGCCGTGGCGTTATAATTAGGAAAAAAATATGGCACAAGATTTTAGAAACACTTTAAATCGAGTAATTGGAACAGGAGATACTACTATCTTAGCTGGCGGAAATTATGATGCAGTCATAGGAATTAGATGCTGTAATGTTTTAACATCTACAATTAAAGTTGATGTTAAAATTGCAAAAGGAGGAGCCGACTACTTTTTAGCAAAAGGAGTTGTGATTCCACCAAATTCAGCTATCGAATTAATTCAAGGCGGAGCAAAAATTGTTTTGGCTAGTACTGACACATTAGAAGCAGTTAGTGATACAGCTAGTAGTTTAGATGTGGTTTGTTCATACATCGATACAATTAGTTCGTAGGAGGAATTATGACGGCAGTAATAAATGGAATCCAATATATCGGAGGGCAGTATAGCCCCAATGAATTTATACCTAATCAAGCGGCAACGATTGATGGGACTCAAACTGTTGAGAATGCAGTTCTTGCAGGACCTCTTACCTTACCAGGTACGGTTACAGTAACAGGAACGGTGGTAATAGTATAATGAGTAAAATAGAAGTAAATACAGTA